GAGGATGTAGTAAGAGATAGACGCCGTCATGGTGGTGTATTCGAACTCATTCTTGAAACTGCTAAGCACGATGGTGACGATGTTCAAATCATCATTCCTTGCGACCCCGGTGCTGCTGGTAAAGCCTATGCCGCACAGATGATTAGAGACTTGGCTGACCAAGGATTCTACGCTCGGATGAAACAAACAAACAAATCCAAGGTTACTAGATTCGCTCCTTTCGCTGCTGTTGCAGAGGCTGGAATGGTTGAAGTTATCGAAGCTGATTGGACAAAGGACTACTTCTTGGAACTTGAACGTTTCGATGGTAGTAAGAACATTAAGGATGACCAAGTGGACGCCACATCTGATGCCTTCCACGCATTGTCTTCTGAACAGTACCTTCCTGACTTCGCACTTCCAACCATGACTCAAGCTAACCCCTTCGGATTCTACCGCTAAAGTGGAGGACTAATGGCTAAGAGAACCAAAGTTGAAAAAGTTGCTGCTCCTATGCCACGTCTGAGACTTGGCGAGATGGGCAACGTTGGACTCAAGAGAAACAGTGGTAACATCGCTGAGGAAAACAGACGCGAGCTTCGATTCCCAGAAGCTTGCAAGACTTTCAGGACAATGTCCCAAGACGCTACGATCAAGTCCGCAATCTCTTTGGTTGAGATGATGATCAGTCGTGTTGACTGGACAGTTGACCTTGGAGTCGAACCCACAGCTGAAATGAAAGCCCGTGGTGAGTTCCTTGAGTCTGTCATCCATGACATGGACCACAGCTTTGCTGATTTCATTCGTGAAGTCACAAGTATGTACACTTATGGTTTCTGTGTCAACGAGAAGGTTTATCGTCGTCGCACTTATGAAGCTGGCTCTTCCTACAATGACAACAAGATTGGCATCAAGAAGCTCCCAGTTCGCTCCCAAGACACGATTAGTCGTTGGGTGTTCAGTGATGACGGGAGAGAGCTTGTCGGCCTAGAACAGTCCCTAGCGGGCGTTCAGAATGGTGACAGATACATCAACTTGAGCCAAGACGGCATCATCCAGATTCCGAGAAAGAAATTCATGCTGTTCCGTGTGGACTCTAAGCGTGACAACCCAGAAGGCAACAGCCCTCTACGTGGTTGCTACAACGCTTGGCTATTCCGCAGACAGATTGAAGAGCAAGAGGCTATTGGTATCACCCGTGACATGAACGGTATGCCTACTCTGTATCTTCCACCACGCTACATGAGCGAAGACGCTTCTGATAGTGAGAAAGCCATCTACGAATATTACAAGAATGTGATTCGTAACATCCAAATGAATGAGCAATCTGGTTTGATCTTGCCACAGGCATTTGACCCAGAAAGCCGCCAGCCACTCTTCAAGTTCGAACTGACTTCCACTCAAGGTGGTAAGATGTACGATACTGATGCAATCATCAAGCGTTGGGACAACAAAATCCTGATGGTGTTGTTTGCTGACATGTTGAAGATGGGTCAGGACCAAGTTGGTAGCTACTCTCTAGCTGGTGCAAAAACAAACATCATGGCTATGGCTATCGAAGCCCGCCTAAAAGAGATTCAAGACACGCTCAACAATGACTTGATCCCACAACTGTTTACACTCAACGGTGAGCTGCTGACAAGCAAAGAACTCCCTAAGTTGCAGTATGGTGATCTTGACGAAGTTGACTTGGATGAATTCTCCAAAGCAATTCAACGTATGGGTAGTGTTGGTGCTCTTGAACTTGACCGTCCTATGGCGAACAAGATTCGTGAAGCTATTAAGGTTGTACCTAAGAAAGACTCCGATCCAGTTGACAAAGACGAAATCATGGGTGGCGATAGCCAAGCAGGTGACGGAATGGCAGCAGGCGGTGGTAATGGTGCAAGTGCTAAAGCTTCGTCTAGAGACAACTCTGCTGCTAATAACGCATAGGAGTTAATATGAAATTTGCTGAGGCTTTGGCCGAACTGATTGAGAAACACTTTGGGGGTTCGAAAGAATCTCCAGAGGCTGTAGAAGTTACTAAGGCACTCGACGTTGAGGACCGCAAGGCTCTCTTCGTTGTACTTGAACCTGACACTGTTGACCTCCACGGAGATACATACACACTCAGAGAAGTCGAGAAAGCCTGTGACAACTTCAACGAACATTGTCGTGTTGCTAACATGTTCCACCAAGTAGAAACCAAAGAAGCTACTATCGTTCAATCCTTTACTTCTCCTGCAAGCTTCACCACTGATACTGGTGTAGAGATTCAGAAAGGTACTTGGTTGCAATGGTGGCAGTTCCCTGAAACAGAAGTTGGTGAGGCATTGTGGCAAGGCGTTAAATCTGGCGAATTCACTGGAGTCTCCATTGGAGCACTTGCCATCGCAGAGGACCTAGAATGACTATCAAAGCAAAACGTCGTCTGAGTGATATCAGCTTTACCCATGAAGGTGCACACGTTGCTCTTGTGAGTAAAGGACAAGGTGGTGCAGCTAATGGTTACACTACTCTGGTTACTAAGGCCACAAATCAAATTGAGAAAGAAGTTATTGACAAAGCCACCAAGGTTACTGTCGAGCTTCAATTCCCTGAATTCCTTCGTAAGTTCTTCGGAATGTACTGGGACGATGCAGAAGTTCTTTCTGTAGCGATGGGCTACGGGCGCACAGAGTATGAAGACAGTGATGTTAAGGATTGGATCGACCAAAAGGTTGAGTCTATCAACATCCTCAAGTCTGTGTATCGTGCCCCTGATATGGAGAAGGCACTAGCTGCCCTTACTCCAGAACAAACACTAGCTATCATGAATGATCAAGAGATGCTAGAGAAAGCTCTGGAGACTGTTCCAGAACAAACCAAACTCAAACATGAGGAAAATACTCCAATGGAACAAATCCTAAAGTCTGCCCACCTTGAAGCCTTGGCTGATGCTGTTGCTATCGAAAAAGCTGCTGGTGTTGCTGCTGTCGCTGAAATCCAAAAAGCTCTTGACGCTCAGGCTGTTGTCCTGAAAGCTGCTCAAGAAAAACTTGACGCATACGAAGCTGTAGCTGCTACTGCTAAAGTTGAAGCTCGTAAGGCTGCTCTTGCTGACGCCAAAGTTCCTGCTGACAAAGCAGAAGAAGTTTTGAAGTCGCTGGAAGCTCTGTCTGACGAATCGTTCGCCTCTACTGTTGCTCTGATGAAAGCCCTGTCTTCTGCTGTTGACAATTCTGACATGATGGCCGAAGCCGGTGTATCTGGACAAGGTGCTGATACGCAGGAAGAAGTTGATCGTACAACTCAAATCCTTAAAGCCCGTTACGGCATTAAGTAATTTACCCTTATAGGAGATACACAATATGGCACAATACGCCGCTGATGTACAACGTCTAAGCAACTGGTTGGTATACGAAGAAGAAGCTGGTTCTGGCGTTACTCGTGAAGTTTTGGCTAAGTCTGCTGTCAACGCAACTATTACTGGTTCTGTCCTAGACAGCGAAGGTAAGCTTGTTGTTGCTGCTACTCTGGCTGACGCAACTTACATCCTGATCGACGACCTGACTCGCCCTGCGGCTGCTGAATACAAGAACGTTCTAGTTCTTGCACGCGGTCACGCTAAAGTAGGTAAGCTGGCCCTGATCTTTGGTTCTGACGTTACTACTCTGACTCAGAAAGAAACTGCATTTGCTCAACTGAAAACAAAGAACATCTTTGCTGTTGACCAACTTACTTACAACAACGTTTAATAGGAGGACTAAATGTCTAACCAAGTTCAATTGGCTAAGCAGGCCACTCGTAGCTACGATGGTAACAACTACGAGTACACCGACCTGTCCGCTCCCCTGATGATCATCCCTAACGACTGGTTCCTTGGAACTCAGCTGGGAATCTTCGGAACAGACACAACAAACCAAGAAACAATCACCATCGAAGAAATCAAGACTGGCTACGGCTTGATCAAAGATATTCACCGTGGTGCTCGTCACATGGTTATCAGCGATCCAACTCGCAAAATGCACGCCTTCGCGATTCCACACTTCACCCTAGACGCCTCCATCACTCCACGTGATATCCAAGGTAAGCGTGCTTTCGGTGTTGACCAGCTGGAAACTATCGCTGCTGTACGTGCGCGTAAATTGGAAGTTATCCGTAAGAGCTGGGCTGCAACCCACGAAGCGGCTATCTGGCACACCATCAGAACTGGTACTGCCTACGCTCCAAACAACAACGTGACCTACGACTGGTACACTGAGTTCGGTGCACAACGTAAAGTTGTAGACTTCGCTCTGAACACTGCTACAACTGACCTGATCCAGAAGACAGAAGAAGTGTTTGCTTCCATCCAAGACAACGCTCTGGACGGAACTGTACGTGGTGAAGTTTGGGCTGTTGCATCGCCAGAGTTCTTCTCTAAGCTGATCGCTCACCCAACAATGAAGCAACTGTGGCTGGCTTACCAACAGTCTCCACAAATCCTTCGTGACCGCCTGCGTGCACGTGGCTACGACGCCCGTTACCGTGAATTCACTATCGGTAACATCACCTACATCGAGTACCGTGGTGTAGACCCAGAAGGCAAGCGTCACATCCCTGCGGGCGATGCGTACTTCTTCCCTGCTGACGTTGGCGATGGCTTCAACTTCGTTCAATACTTCGGTCCAGCGGATCACTTCGACTTCGTTAACACTCAAGGGCAAGAGCTGTACGCTTTCGAGTACGGAGACAACCGTGGTCAGATGATCGAAATCCAAACCGAATCCAACTTCCTGAACGTGCTTCGCCGTCCACAGTTGATCGTACGTGGCACTGTTGGTGCCTAATTGAAATGGGGCGGGCTTGACGCTCGCCCCTTTCTTTGTTTTTGGAGGACACTATGCCGTATACAGGATCACCGTCTACCAGTGCTACTGACAGACTCAGGCTTAATCTGGGTGATGCTTGGCCTGATACAGAGTTTCTTCATGATGAAGACTATCAGTATTTCATCGACAAGAACAACGGTAATGAAAACCGAGCAACACTAGATGCTGCCAAAGCGCTCTTGTTTACACTTGCAAGATTCACCCGTGAACGTACTGGTGATATTGAGGTGTATGGTGGGGATATCTTCTCCAACTTCTACAAGGCACTAGAGCTGCTTCTGAAAGACCCTAACGCTGCTATCAGTTTGGCCATGCCATATGCTGGTGGTATTAGTCGTGAGGACATGCACGCCAATAGAATGAACTACGATAACAACTCTGTCTTCCTTGCTACTGAACGTGGAAACTTCCAACTAGGATGTGGAAACTGGCAGTACAACTTTGACATGATGAATCAAGGTGCAGGTGGCGGACATGGCATTCAGTTTTAAGCTAGAAAGCAAACTACCAGCCTTGATCAAAAGGTTGGACAAATTAGATGGTATGGAAGTCGAGGTTGGGTTCTTTGAGGAAGACCGTTACGGTCCAGAGAATCACAACTTGCCTGTGGCTACGGTCGCTGCATACAACGAGTTCGGTACTAGATTCAACCCAGAAAGACCTTTCATGCATGACACATTCTCCGAGAAGCTTAACCAGCTTATGATTGCGAGAAGCGTCAAGTCTGTTTTCCTAGAGACTCTGAAAGGCAGCAACGCCCGTCAAAGGTTGTTGAACTCTATCGGTCGTCTGACTGTAGAGCTTATGCAGGTGAGCATCCAGCAGTACGCTGCTCTGGGTGGTAACTCCGCCGCAACAATCAAGAAGAAGGGTGGTAGAGATACACCACTTATCGACACAGGCAAAATGATTGAGTCTGTTAGATTCCAAGTTCACCAATAAGGAGTAAACAATGAGAAATCCACCACTGCTCCTGACTGGACACACAACTCTTGATATTATCAGACGTGAGGCTGAGGTTATCGTAAGGGGGCGTCCCAGCCCCGGAGCTGAGAGTGTTGTGCAGGTTGTATGCAACGTACAGCCGGTTCTGAAATCCACAGATACCTACCTGTTGCCAGAGGCAGATAGAACCCGTGCCACACTCAAGGTGTACACAAAGGGCGCTGCACTGAGACAACGTAAAGAGGGCACCAACGGTTGGCAGGCTGACCGCTTCTACTGGAAAGGTGAGTTGTACGAAATCATGAAGGTGATTGATTACGACATGGGCGTGTTGAACCACTACAAAGCCTTGTGCATGAGAGTGGAGTTGACATGAACCTATACCAAGACCTAGAAGACTCCCTCTACAACATCGTCGCTGGTATGCATCCTGACTGGACTATCATCTTCGCTTACACAAACGTCGGAGAGCCAGTGAACCCTTACTTGGTTATCGACGTAAGGAAGCTGACCCCAATTGGAAGAGAGTACAGCTCTACTCCACTTCAAGGTGATGGTGAGAGGTTGCTAGAAACCACAATGCAAGACCACATCGCCACTGTGCGATTTGAGTTCATTGGTAAATACGACAATCAGGCTACTGTGTCTGAGATGGCCCAGTCGTTGCAAGTCGAACTGAGAAGCCCCAAGGGCTACGAGCTGCAAAGCTTGAACAGGGTCGCACTTCACAACACATCGTCTCTTCGCAGACTTCCTCTGCCACGCGACACTGATATCTACATGATCTACCAACTTGATTGTGATTTCGCTTATACAGCTTCGATTACGACTGAACAAGAATATGCTACTGCCTTGAAGGGTAGTGGTGTTTACCACGATGCAAACGAGCCTCCTGATTATACAATCGAGACTCAATTTGAAGTCACTCTACCTACCTAGGAGAAAACAGTATGACCGTTCTTACGGATATCATTGAAATCAACATCAGCCGCGAGACTGCTGCTGTTGCTCAAACAAACTTCAACGTGCCACTGTTTGTTTCTGCCCACACCAAGTTTGCAGAAAGAGCACGTTCGTACTCCAGCCTAAAAGCTGTAGCACAGGATTTCAGCTCCACTGATAACGCATATATTGCTGCTCAGAAGCTGTTCTCTCAACAACTAACACCGGGCCGTATTGTCATCGGTCGTCGTCTTGTTCCAAGCTCCACAGTAAGCATTAGCTCTGCGGCTGCTGGTACTTACACAATGACAATCAACGAGCTTCCCTTCGCCTTTGTAGCAACTGCTAGCAACACAGCAGCACAGATTGCAACAGGTTTGAAAACTGCTTATGACGTTACCCCAATCACTGGCGTAACAGTTACCACTAACGGTGACGGTACTCTGACTGTTGCTTCTTCTGTTGGATACTCTCTTGAGCTTTCCAGCAACATGAGCAAAGCTGATATGCCTTCTACCGAGTCGTGGACAACTACAATGGACCAGATCGTCGCTGTTGAAGACTCTTGGTACGCTGCAACAATTGAATCCCACGTAGAAGCTGATGTACTGGCTGTTGCAGGATACATTGAAGCATCCAAGAAAATCTTCGGTACTTCGTCTCAGGCTTCCAACATCAAGACTACTGGAACAACTGACACATTCTCGAAACTGAAAGCCCTTGGCTACCAGCGTACTTTCGGTCTATACTCTGCAACCGCAGACAGCGAGTTCCCAGAATGCGCTTGGATCGGTTACCAGCTTCAAGAGCAACCGGGTTCCAACACTTGGGCTTACAAAGCTCTTAGCGGAGCCTCTGTGAGTGTTCTGAGTCCTACCGAGTCCGTCAATGTTCTGAACAAG